ATCTAATAATGTAACAACTGCTGTTAGAGGAATCTCTACTAATCTTCAAGATCTAGGTGCACAGTTACAAACTGGCACTAGTTTTGCTAGCATTGCAAATGAATTTTCCAAACATAAAATTGGAATAGCATTTTGTGCTAAAACATTAACTAAGTGTGACAAGGTAGTTGATGTTGTAGAAGAAGTTGTTAAAGTATCGAGTTTACTCGGTCTTGAGTCTTCTTTAGTTAATACGACTTTAGGTCGTTTAACAAGCGCGGCTGGAATAGCCATGGAACCAATGGAGCAACATGGCCTTGAGGAAGTAGAGAAATTTATTCCTTTAATCGCCTCGAGCGCAGCTATGATGGATGTCGAATTTGGAGAAGTTTCAGTATCTAAGCATATGGATAAATTTGCCCGCAACACAAAATCAGCGGAAATTATCACACAGCATATGCGAAAGATAGCAGAAGCTTCAGGTTTGATTAAGCCCCAGAATTGGCAAGTCCTTCAAGACCTTAACAAAATGGTTAATGATCTGAAGGAGGATCATATTTGGGTTGTCCAAACATTGGCCCTACATGGCTCTCAATTTGTTAATCCAATGAATTACGAGCGTGTTAAAAAATATCGACAAGCAGTCGATAGAGCGTCGAAAACTCTCAGAAGTATAAATCTTCCTGAAATTAAGAATAATCAAATTGTTACCGAATGTAACTCGATTATTATGAAAGCTCAAGATTATTTAAATCAGATAGAGAGTATTCGACAAAGCATTGGCTTAAGACCAGTGCCTGTTGGCATTTGCATCCAAGGACCTAGCCAGGTTGGTAAAACAACTATAGTTAGAGAATTGATGCGACGTGTCAAAGAAAAATTGCGCAATAATCCTGAACTCTTCGGAGATCCAGTTAATTGGGCGCAATGGGATGCTAATCAACGTGAAGAGTTTGATAGCGGGTATTGTGGACAAGAAATTGTCTATATGGATGATGCTTTTCAAGATAAAACTAATAAGGATCATCTTATGTGGTATACATATATATCATCTACCTGCGTTGGAACTATTCAAGGAGTAGCTGAACAAAA